GCACTCTTCACGTCTATCTCCCGGTCCTTGCTCTCAGCCGCCTTGTGCTCCATCTCTATGTTGTGGACGAGTTCGGCCCTCTTGATCTTCAGAGACTCCGAATCGAGTTCTGTTCCGAACAGGGCGACCTCCTGGTTGATGCGCTCCGTTGCGATCTTCTCATAGAAAAGCCTCGTCTCGGCTTCGATCTTGGCAATCTCGGCCTGCACCTTCGCCGCCTCTATGCCGGTCTTGTGCGCCTTGGCCTCCTTCTCCGCGATCTCGGCCTGGGTCTTGCCGACCTCGGCGTCCTTCGCCATCATCTCGGCCTGCCGTGCCGGGTCAACACCCTGTTCACCCTGCATTGCCTGCTGAATCAACTGCATGAACTGTGGCAACTCCCCCGCCTTCGCCGCCTTCTGGAAGTCCTTGGGGTCCATCGAGCCGATCTGTGACAGGAATTGAATGATGGAGGGCGGTGTGCCGAGGGCTTCCAGCCTGCCCATGAACTCACCGAACGGACCGGCCTGCATCCGCTTGACGATCTCGGGCCAATCCTCATAATTGAGGGCTTTGAGCAATGCCATCTGATCTATCCACCCGCCTTTCGCCAATTCAATAGCCTCTTCCCTCTGCTGAACCCTGGAAATGGGCATGGTGGAACCGGATACAACCGTGAGTTTTGCCGGGACAATGATATTATGCCCATTGATGGTCGCCGTTTCCTGCTTGCCGTCCAACTCGTAGGCAATCATCCGGTCTTCCGCGTACCAATTCATCATACAGGAGAGAAACATCCTTCCCCGTTCCCGGATCATCTTGTCATAGTTGCGGATCTTCGCCCTCCGCATGGTCTTGGCTCTCTCAAGGAGGGCCGCAATCGCCTTGTACGCGATCACATCCCTTCCCGGTGCCTTGGCCTGATCCAGATCGAAAGTGCCCGCCACCGTGTAGAACAGGTCTTTGTACACGTTCATAAAGTTGACCAAATCAGCCGGGAACTGTGGGGGGTCTACCCACCTCAATCCCTGGCCGGTGTACGAGGTCGTGGGGTTGAGGATCTTGGGGTAATTGGTGATATGACTGTTCGACACCCCGGAATCCTTGGGGTTAACGAACATGAGCCTTGCGGCCTTGTCCTTGAACAGCGTCACCTGGGAGATGGTCTTGTGAATCTCCTGCTGGAGTGATTCGAGCTGCTCTATGTCGCAAATTCCGTGGTTGCCGCCCGTGTCCTTGATTGAGGGTGTCCAGGAATATGGGAACTTATCGAACAGATACGTCTTCGCAGCCTCCTCGATGGGCAACGTTGGATTGATTGACGGGTTCGGCTTGTCCTCTAAAACAATTTTCCCCGCGTTACAGGTCAGTATCCTGCGGATTTCTCCGGGGTACTTGGGCTTGGTGGTGCGCCGAACGCCTACCTGCACACCGGCCTCGTTGTAGACGGGCTCGTCCGTGGAAATCTTGGTCCGGTCCTTCACCCAACACTCGACAACCAGGAGTTCTTCCGTCTCTCCCTTGCCCGTGGAGTGATCACCCAAGAGGGTCTTGATCGCGCCGCCTATGGTGGCGAGAGTGGACTTCTCTTTGCTGCTCCCCGCCATGATCTCCCTGCGGTCATCCCCGAGGTCTTTCAGGTGCTCGTTGTCGGATTTCAGGTCTTTGGCGAACTTGGGCCAGCGTCTCTTGGCCTCCCTGAGCGTCATGGAATGAAATTCAAGGATTGCCTCTGCCTTCCTGAACGGTGCCTTGACCGGAATCCATCCGAGATGATACGGGTCGATAGTGGTTGTCTCGATCTCCCCCATGCCGTACTCCAGCGTGGGATTGAACATGACCTTTTCAAACACTTCCCCGTAGGTTTCGCCCGTCCGCATGGACATCTCAAGAACGTCCTGCTGCTCCTGGTCCTGCCACCAGTATTCCGGGGTGCGGGTCAGCGTCTCGAACATCGCCGCCTTTTCCTCGGGGATCATGCCGAGGGGCGCGACATTGAACGTGGGGTTATTGTCCGTTCCATCGTTGACAGTCCTTTCCCGGTGCGTGTAGATGAGGTTTGCGGTGTTGAGCGGGACTTTATCGCTCTTTTGTTTCCAGGGCTTGTTCCTGCCCAACTCATAGCTGCGCTTCCACATCTGCGGCCTGCCAGTGGCTTCACGGTCCTCCATAATTTCCGCTACGAGCTTGAAGACCTCCAGTCCTACTTTTTCATTGCCTTCCTGTGGGATGAGTTCTCTCGGGGTTTTATCAGCCATTGTCTTCGTCCTTATGTTTGTTTCGTATGTGGCTCACCAGTCCGATCTTTGAGCCGCAGATCTTGCCGCAGTGGGGGCATGTGAGGGGATTGGACTGCATATCTATCATCAGCGGTTCAGCCCCCTTGGTCACTTCCGAATTGCCGGGGAATCCGTCCAGGTGAAGCATGTCATCCTCAGCATCCGGTATTTCAATCCATCCATCCATCGTGAGCAGCCTGTGAGGATCGTTGAACGGCCTTCTGAGGCACTGAGGGCATACGATGTCTTCCTGCCCAACTGATGGATGGAACGTGGGAGGGCATTCCCGGTCTATGAACCTCGGCTTGAACATCGCCCCGGTGAGCGGGACGCTCAGGTCGGCGGGGTCGAACATCGCAAGGGGGGTACGGCAGATTTCACAGAGAAGCAGTTTCATAATCCTCTTTCCTCCAGGTATTCCGTATTCAGCCGGATGATAGCCATCTTTACGTCTATGTTGTGCCTGTCCCAAAACGCCGGTGAGCCGATGCGCTCCTGCTCGTCATGGTGAGCCGTACACAGCGGGACAGACTGGTTATCGGGTGGCTTGATGCCCATGCCGCCCTGCTTGAGCTTCTCATGGTGAGCAACGGCCTTGCGTCCGCATACGAGGCAGGGCTTGGAGCGGATGAATGAGAGGTAGGGGTCGGAGCGGTACATTACTCTATGGTCCCTATCCGTTTCCCCTTGGGGTCGGGTTCCTGCTGCGCCTCGTAATACGGATCTCCGTCCATCGTGTCAGCCGTGACGATATGATCCACCTGGGGTATCTCGATCACCGGCTTGTCCTGCTGCTTACGGGAAAGGGCATAGCCGATGAATAACCCGATGAGCAGGGATAGGATGATTGATGATACAGGATTGGAGATGATTAGAGCGTCCATCATAGAATTTGTATCTCCTTCTGTGTCAGTCCTAGCTTGGGAATGTCCGCAGGCTGCGGGGCTTTCCCCATAAGGATCTTCCTGGCCTCCAGCACAACCTTTTCCGCGCCCATTCTCCTGGCTGCCTCGGTAAGCGCCATCCACCAGTATTCAGAGCAAAACAGCCGGTCAGCGTTCGGCGGGACCTTGCGCCAGAGTTGCTTAACTAGTCCGGGATAGTCATAACCCACCCCAACATGCTCCAAGGCCCACTGGCCCATAGGCTTCCGCAAATGGGCATAGTCGGCCTTGAGGGGTAACAGCCATGCCTTGCCATCGTGCTTTTTGAGCCGCGCGCTCAGAGGGTTGAGAACTGTACCGTGCTCCAATGCTTCGAGAATATAGACGCGCTCTGTGTCGTACTCCTTGAACCGAACGGCGATAGAGGTATGATTCGCCTCTGAATTTGTCCTCCATCGTATCAGCCAACCGAGAATGGATCTGCTCTGCCACTGAATAGCATCGCCCGTCTGAATCGCGTCCCTCTTGGATAGATAGATATCCAGGCTGTTGCTCATACCATCGTCTCCACAACTTCGCCCCGGTCCAGGAACCTGTCCTCTTCGTCCCACAGGTCCACGCCAAGGTCTGATAACGCCTGCCGGGATGCAAGCCGCGCCTCTGTCTCGAAACCGTCCCCCTCTTCCTTGTCCCGCATCAGCTCGTCAATTCTGCGTTCCCACTGTGATTTTCGGGGCTTGAGTTCTTCGAGGGAGATGGGGCGTGCTTGGACAACGTGACATGCTGAATCGTAAATGTGATCCTCGCCCTTGGTATCCACGTCCTCAATATCCAGTTCACTCATTACCATGTTTGGAATTGTCCTGATGAACTGCTCACAGGTGTTATAAACAACGAGCATCGGCATGGTTCTAGGGTTGCCCTTCTCGTCTACCTCATACCTCAATCGCTCCCGAAACTGCCTTATCTTGGTTTTCCTTGTGGGGTCGCCGGGAATCAGGTGCAGATCATATTTCTTATCCGCGAATACCTCTGCCGTAGACGGTCCCTGGCCTCCGGTGAGATAGCTTGGCTTTTTACTGAAACAATCAGGTCCGGCCAGTCGGGTTATTTGCCTACCTTTGATTCCAAGGGCCTCCTCCCGCGCAATAATTCCCTCTGCAATCCTGCTGTCGGTGAGCCTTAATCCCTCATTGGCATTACCATTCCACCCGTACCACTCAGAGAATCCATACAGCCTGTTATCGGCGTCCACCCACCACCACATGATGCTGAACGGTGCGCCATAACCCCAATCAAACGTCATGTAGAGGGGGGCATGCTCTGGAACGGGCACAGGCTCAATGGTGTGGGCAACCTTTGAAAACTCAGGGAATGCCTGCCCTACGAATATATCCCAATCCCCGTATCTGAATGCCTTGCGGAGATTTTCCGGTAATGTGTTGAGCATTGCCCAATAGGATGGGTCCAGGTGAGGGTTGTCGTCCGCGAGGGAAGGAACATAGGCGAACTGCGAACGATAATCGTTCGGTTCTATCCACTCCACAGGGAACAGCTTATCCATCCACAGCTGCTTTACCCACCCATGCCCGATGCTTCCGGGGTTCGTGCCAGCCACAAACTGACACTCCACATCCGGCAATCCGGGCCACCTGAGACGGGTGCGGAGAAAGGTGAATATGTCGTATTCATTCTTGGTAAGTTCATCGACGAGTATAAAGGCAAACTCGGCTGATGCGTACTTACTCGGGTCGTCAAGGTTTCTGAAACAGAGAATGCCGCCGCCCCATTTCTCGTGCAGAATGAAACAGCGACCATACTCCTTATGGTCCTGATGCATGGTCCCGATCCATGAAGGGATCTCTCTTGATATCTTCTGAAGTTGCCTGTCCTTGAGTGATGGGTAGTCTTCGCAGGCCAGCATCCCGGTAACATTCCGCAGTCCAAACAGTTTAAAGATGACTATGAGCCGCCGTATGGCATACCAGCGGAGAAAGTAACTCTTCCCACCGCCAAGAGCGCCGCCGTAGAGCAGAAACTTTATCAACCCGGAATCAAGGTGCCTCACTGCCTCCATCTGACGAGGCGAGAATTTGGCAATATCCTTGTCAAAATCAGGTGTCGTTTCGGTTGATTGTGATATTAATGGCTGCTGGTTCATCTTTTCCTGTCGAGATGACGTGCTTTTGGTCTATCAGCCCCTCAAACCGCTCATAGACAAGTTTTGCCGCCCTGGTATCGCCCTGCTTCGCCTTTGCGATCATCCTCTTATCCACCTCGGAAAGCATGGGCTTGTACCTCTGCCGCCTGCGCTCAAGGGCTTGGGACTCAATCTCTGTGATTTCCTCGCCGGTGAAGTGGCGATACATGGCATCCTGACCGATACCTAAGACCTGTTTTGCCAACTCAGTTCGATTCAGCCACTTGTTTTCAGGATTCTCCAGGTATTCTAATAGTTTAAGGGTGTGTTTCTCTTTTGCAGTCATGTCTATGCGCCGATATCCTACTGAGCCTTCTTCGGCTCAAACTCAATCACAGCCTGATCCTTCGCCAGAAGTGTGAGATAGGCAATGCTCATGTCATCACTGTTGAATACATCGAGGTAGATCCTGAGAGCGCCGTCCGTCATGGTCTGTGCCTTGATGACTTGGGCCTTGATCTTGGGCTCGTCTGCCATCACAGCCACTTGAACGAGAAGAAATACGCGATTGCCGCCAGAATGCCCTTCCGTGTCTCCTGTGCCGCCTGCTTAACCACTTCGTCCGCGATGGACAGGAGTTCCGTCCTGCTGGCCTGGGCGAACTGCTGAATCATTTCCTCTGTGGCCTTCACGCCGAACACACTACGGAGATACTCCTCCCGGTCCTCCCTGGACATGCGGGTTGCGGCTTTGTATGCGGATCTCTCTTCCGGTGTGGCGAGTGACTGATAAAACGTCCTGACTAGGTTCATATCTATCCTCCGAGGATAACTTTGATGAGCGGGAGTGCCGATTCGATGGGGACGGCCTGGAACAAAACATAGACACCGATTGCGGTAACGGCTGACCATTTTATAATTGTGGGAATGAGTTTTTCTTTCTTTTGGGCGATACATTTGACTGTTTTGTTGATTTCCTCGGTGTTCTCATACAGGGCCGATAATTTGGCTTTAAGGGGGAGTTTTTCAAAGTTTCTTTCTGCTATTTCCATTCGCCTGTCTCCATCATCCGTGATAGTTCCTCACCCCTGCTGCCCACCTGACGATACCAGGCTGAATCCCTCATCTCTGCGGCTGTGGCCTTCCAGTCTCCGGCATCGAGCGCCGATCTCATGCGCCGGAATTGGGTAAATCCCTGAATGCCGAGATTGAATATCATCGAGATAACCACGGCTCTCCTCGCATCGTTGAGGGTATGCCAGGAGGGGGTTAACTGTTCGGCCGCGATATCGGCATGGAGAATATCCTGATCCAGAATCCAATCTGCCATATGCTCGGTGATGGCGTTGGTTGAGGCGAGATAATGATCCAGGTATTTATCGAGGAGGTGTAGCGGGGATGCTTCCAGATTGTGACCGTATCCGATGGTTCTTTTACCGGCAGGGCATTTGTAGGGCGAGAGCCTTAGTCCTTCGTGCCGCTTAATCATGTTTGATAGTTTCCCTGTCAACATATCCCGTCCCGGAATGAAAAATCGTAGATGTCGTACTGGTCTTCTACCTTCTCTTGTTGTCTATTTTTAAAAATCATCTAGTAGATTTTTTCTCCGGGAATGATATTGTCGGCCTCATCCTCAGCCGTATCCGCTCTATTGCTCGTTTTTTGATCTGAGAGATACGCTGAGGGGAATAGCCCATGAGCCGCGCCACGGTTTTTTGCCTTCGTCCGTCCGCGAAAATATAATTGATAACTCGCCGCTCTATGTCGGGTAAACCATCGACCACATCGAGAACCCTGGCAATAAGCCGATCTCTGTCGATCCTATCAACTAGATCATTTTCCAGGTCGATAGTTGTGGGGTCGGGTTCATCCTCGCCAATTTTCGAGAGCATTACCTCATCATATCGCCGCCTTTTGCGATTGATCGCGCTCCACTCGTCTCTGATGCCTGATTTAATCGCGCCGATTATCCAGGGTTTAGCGAATGTGACGAATTGTGTGCCTCGGCAGGACTCAAATCTTTCACTCGCCCTCAATAATCCCTCCATCCCATATGACACCAAATCACCTATATCCATATCGCAGGGGCGATGGATGGTGGATGCCAGTTTATAGAGCCATTTGATAGTGTCTTGGTTTGTAGGTTTCATTATTTATGGGAATACTATATATTACTTCTGGGCATATTGCAAGTACAAAGTTTTAAGTTGTGCTTCATGGTTTAAGGTTGTATTGGTGGGGTTGCATAATGCAACTACAATCATGCAAAATGCATTACTTTATATGGT